CTCAGTCCCAAGCGCTGTATGTCCAGGCCGAGGTGAAGCAATGGGCGATGTTGCACTGTCGGTGCTAAGTGGTTGTCGCGCTTAAAGGAATCGACCGACATCATCGCGGAAAACAACGAGGTAATGAAAAAAAATTCGAGCACACAAAATGCCTCTTTTCCACACTTTATACCGTTTTTTGCTGTTTTTCTTCTTTTGCGAAATTGAAACCGACGCGGTGCAAGAAAAAGGTCCTATGCCGCGCAGGCTAATGTAATTAAAATGAGGTCATCAGCAGCGAGACGAAGTATTAGGTTGCTCTGAAGTATTAGAAGGTGCAGGAAGAGTTTTGAACGCGGGAACCGGTTGGCGCCGGCCCCACATCCCCGATAACAACGCAAGGGTCGAAAACGGTCTGTACTCGCTAGAGGACCGGGTGATTATCACACATTAATCGTTGCGCGCACGCGAATTTAATGATTCTCCCTTTGCGACTTTTTGAAAGTTGCAAACATGACACAAGCAATCGCATCTGCGCCGCGCAAAATCCATCGCCGGCCGCTCGTTCTTTCCACAATGGGCATTTCGTCCAGCACACTTCGCAACCTCATCGAGCAGGGCCTGTTCCCAAAAGCGGTCCAGCTTGGCCCACGCTCGGTCGGATTTCCCGATGACGAGGTGCAAGCAATCGTCTCCGCGCGCATCGCAGGTAAATCAACTGACGAGATCAAAATTCTCGTTGAAAAGTTGATGGTCGCACGCAAAAAAGCCTCATAAGCGAGGCGCTCCATGAACACACTTCAAAACGCCGCTGGGCATCCAGGCGGCGCGGGACGGTCACGTCTCGTCATTCATCCAGATGAACTGCAGGAAGTGGCCGAAGAGACATTCAAGGCTGCCGCACTGCTGTCCGTCACTGAGGCTAAGCCCGGCGACCTGCCGCTTTTCGACTACCTCTCCGCCATTGCGCGCGTGAAGGGGTTCCAGCACGGCGAGCTGATCCTTTCATTGATCCAGCGTCCGGATCAGGCGGCTTGCGCGAAGGTGCTGGCTCTTGTCCGCGAGGCAATCGACTGCATCGGCGGGCCCGGCGAAATGTTCGACTGCGTGGACATGATCAGCGCACCAGAAGGGTCGGCGCAATGAAGTCGATTATCAAGAATCTGACTATGTGGCTGCACAACCGCGGCGTCTTGGGGATGGGTGCCACCACTTGGCTGTTCGCAGCTTTCGACCTGCGGAGCGCGTGATGGATACGAAAATTGACGACACCCTGTTGGTCCGCGGTGCGCCAGAAACGGTGATCATCGAGACCAGTGCCGCGTGCTGCGAGACTGGCGACATCCTCGCGTTCAAAGTTTATTTGCTGCTGCCACCAGCCGACGCGATCAAATTCGCAAACGCTATTCTGCACGCCGCCGCAAACCTGCCTGAGGAAGACTTCTCGGACGTTCCGGCAGAGTTTCTGGCAGGCGACTCGATATGAGCGCCCTGATCAAATACGACCAGGCGCGGCAAGCGCTGGCCGCATGCCGCAACGTCGACGACATCAAGGACGTACGTGACAAGTCCGAAGCGATGCGGCTGTACGCCAAGCAGGCGAACGACACCGAGCTGGAGCAGTGGGCCGCCGAGATCAAGCTGCGCGCCCAGCGCGCTATCGGCGAGTTAAGCGCTGCGCTGGAAAAGCAGACGAACCAATCCGCTCTTCCCAGCGGTGGGAAGAGCAAAAGCGAGACGCTTGCCGACGCGGGCATCTCGACATCGGCGGCCAACCGCTACGAAAAGCTGGCCGCCATTGCTGATTCGGCCATCGAGGCATTCATCGCGAAAAGCAAGCTGGAGGGCAAACCTGTCTCCGTAAAGTCGGTGATGGCGACGCTTGCCACGAAGGAACCAGCGCAACCGCCGGCGCCGCCCGCACCTGCGGCGCCGCGCGACCACGACGATGCGCCCGATTTCGGCATTGTCGGCGCAGCCCTGCCGGCGCCCGTCGCGGCAGATGACTCGGACGACGACGCGCCAGACCCATTCGAGTTGCTGCGCGAAGAGCAGGCGCGTGCCGAGCAACTGCAGGACCAGGTCGACACTCTCGCCGCGCGCGTAAAGCTGCTGTCGCAAGGCGACCTCGCCGCGCAGCTGATCGCGCTCGAGCTGGACCGTGACGGCATCCGCAACCGGGCTGCCATGCACTACGAAGAATTTTCGAAGGCTAACAACAAGGTCATCGAACTGAAAAAGCTGCTCGACAAGCTGCGCAAAATTGCCGGCGTGACGAAGTACACCGATCTGGCCAGCCGCATCAGCCCAGTGGCAAAGGGATGATTATGGAACTCGAACTTCGACCACTCCAGGTGCCAGTAGTAGCGGCCGCGCAGGATGCGTTCCGGCGCGCCAAGAACATCCTCATCCAAGCGCCTTGCGGCTTCGGCAAGACCGAGCTGGCAACCTACCTGCTCAAAATCACGAAGGCGAAAGGCAACCGCGGCGCGTTCATCATGGATCGCATCAGTCTCGTCGACCAGGCCTCGGATCGCTTCAAGAAATACGGGCTCGCGCACGGCGTGACCCAGGCCCAGCACGAGGATTTCGATCCTCTTGAAACGATCCAGGTGTGCAGCCTGCAGACGATCTCTGGTAAGCGCGGATGGCCAGAGGTGAAGCTCCAGATCATCGACGAATGCCACGTACTCTCGACCAAGCTGAAAGAGCGCCTCGCGAAACGTGAGTGCTACACCATCGGACTGACGGCCACGCCGTTTACAAAGGGGCTGGGCAAGTACTTCGACGTTGTCATCAACGCCGCGACCACGAACCAACTGATCCGCGAGGGCTGGCTGGTGCCGTTCCGTGTGTTCGCAGCGTCTGAGCCCGACATGACGGGCGCCAAAGTCATCGGAGGCGAGTGGAGCGAGAAAGAAGCCGAGACGCGCGCGATGCCGATCATTGGTGACGTTGTCGATGGATACAAGCAGCACGGCCAAGGGAAAAAGTTCATCGCATTTGCTTCATCGGTCGCGCATGCCGAGGAGATGCAGCGCCAATTCATGGCCGAGGGCGTGATCTGCAACTTATGCACCTACCGCCAGACCGACCTGGAAAAAGACGACGCAATCGCCGAATTCCGCAAGCCGGACAGCTACATCCGCGGCCTGATCAGCATCGAAAGTCTGACGCGAGGTTTCGACGTGCCGGACATCGAGGTGCTGATCTTGGCACGGCCGCTGCGCAAGGCACTGGCCGTGCACATCCAGATGATCGGGCGCGTCCTGCGCACATCCGCCGCCACCGGCAAGACCGAGGCGATCGTGCTGGACCACAGCGGTAACTGCATGCGCTTCTGGTCCCAGGTGCAGGACTTTTTCGAAAACGGCATCGACGAGCTCGACGATGGCAAGCCAAAAGAAGCGAAGCCAGCAGCTGAGAAAAAAGAAGTCCACCCGGTTAAGTGCCCGACGTGCTTTCAGGTCCATGACCCGCTGCCGGCGTGCCCGTCGTGCGGCAACCTCTACGCCAAGTCGAAAGAAATTTTGCGCGTGGCTGGCACGCTCGAAGAAATCAAAGCTGGCAAAGCCGAGATCCTAATTTCGCCCGCTCAGAAAATGAAGTTCTACGGTCAGCTGCGCCAGTACGCCGCCGATAAGCGCAAGGGTGACGGCTGGATTATGGCGAAGTACCAGGAGCGGTTCAGCGAGTGGCCAGGCCGGAAGGACGTGCCGCTGGAATTGCCTACAGAGGAAACGCTGAAGTGGATCCAGCACAGCAACATTCGCTGGGCGAAGTCGAAAAAGGCCAAGCAGCCATGAGCGACTTTCTGCAATTCGTCCAGCGAAACGGGATTATGGTCCCCGATTCATTTACGCCCGGCCGATGGATCCGCTGCAAGACCGCCAGCCACCCGCGCAAGCGCAACGGCAGCATCAAGCTGGCCGACGACGGCATGGTGGGCTGGTGCCAGGATTACGCAGTGCACGCCGAGCCGATTATGTGGCGCTCGACCGATGCCGAAGCGATGGCAGCACCGATTGATCGAGCGCTGATAGCTCGCAGGCTGGCCGAGCGCCGCGCCTCGCTGATCGAGGCCACGTTGGGCGCGCGCGCATATTACGAGCGCTGCACGCCGCTGCGTGATTCGCATCCGTACCTGATCGAAAAGGGCCTGGGCGTCGCCGGTTGCGTTGGCCTGCGTGTCGACGAGGCCGGCTCGCTGGTGGTGCCCATGCTCTACAACGGCAAGGTGCTGAGCCTGCAGCGCATTCAGGTCGACGGTACGAAAAAATTCCATTTCGGCGCCACGACCAAATGCGCCTACTACGCGATCGAGCGCCCGCGCGCGACGCTGACGGTCCTGGCTGAAGGTTTTGCGACCGGCCTGACTATCTTCAACGCCGTGCCGAACTGCCGCGTCATGGTGGCTTTCAACGCCGGCAACCTGCCGGTGGTGGCCGAGCGCATGGATCGATTCGCCATGGGCGTCGTCTGCGCTGATAACGACTGGGAGACAGCCGCGCGCATCGGGCGCAACCCGGGCCTGGACGCCGCGCGCGCCGCCGCCGATCTGCTGGGAGTGGGCGTCGCCGCGCCGAGCTGCAAAGGGTCCGACTGGAACGATTACGCGATGGAACAGATAGAGCTGGCCATGGAAGGCCAGGAGTTCAGTTTCAGCCGCAAGCGGACCGTCACCCAGGTGCAAGCCAGCGTGTACGCCGACATCAAATTGAAGGTGATGCGTGAAGCGCGTCTGATGCGCGCCAAGTAGTGCGGCGCCAGGTGGAGCGGACAACACCTTAGAAAAACGTGCAACGGCCTGGATGGGCCTACACCGCGAAAACACCTACGGCACCGTCGAACACCAGGGCACAGCAAGAACAAGGCGCAGAGGGGGCCTTGCCGAGGCGTGAGAGCACATGCCGGAGCGAACAGGGATACAGAGTTGGAATATTTGATCGGCCTGGAGGGCGCATTTTTAGAAGTGCACCGTCGAGGCCGATTCGAGGGGGAGGCCCGGGCAGGCCTTAGCGGAATTGACCAGTCGTGAACATGCCACTTTCGATGAAAGTTTTTGCTGATTTTGCTCGGGGCCGAAGTACAGCCCTTACTACTGAGTGCCACTGCTGAGGGTCCAACCAACCCCTCTAAATGACAACTATGGGCGAATGAAAAGTGAATCGGCCACTACCGGAAAAGATAGAGCAGCGCCTGGCCGAACTGCTGGCGCTGGCTGAGTTTGACGAAGGGGAGGTGGCCTGGTGCCGCAGGTCGTACTGGGGCGCTCGGGACGACGGGCACAAGATCCTGGTCGCTTGTCACGACATGGCGATGCGCCGGGCCGGGACCACCACCGCCGAATGAAATGCTTGCATTACGGGCCGCTGCGCACCGCTTCGCGCAGCACGCGATATCGCAACAGGAAGCCAACACAATGAACAAAGACTGCAAAAATCCTAACGCTGACGGTAGCGGCCCGCGCCTGAACGACAACCAGATCGACGCGTACTGCCTGGACTGGGTGCGCTGGTGCGACACCCGCAAGTTCTACCTGAGGCCGGCGCCACAGGGCCTGCTGGCTAGGATGCAACCATCAAAGAATGGAGTCGAGCCGAACATTCGCAACGATCCGGACATGGCTTTTTTTAACTCTGCAATCCACGCGCAGGCTGATATGCCAGAACACGCTGAGGGCTATGCCTGTTTTAAGGCGAAGTACATTGAGACGGACGAGTTGATTAAGGTCCATGTGGATAAGATGGACATTAGCCGGATGACCTACTACCGCCGCGCTAGAGCATTCGCACGGAAGGCGCTATCACTTGCCGGCAGCTTGAAACGTGTGCACGCGCAGTCTCTGCATGCCTCCGATGACGCGCTGATGGAGGACTGATGTAACGTTTCACTGAGACAAAATAGATTTTGAGAAATGTTACATTCGATGCGAAAATAAGCACTTATTCGATAGTCTAAAAAATTGACTCCGAAGATTTGCTACTTACAAGATATGTCTGAGCATTGAAAACCCGCCCTGAAAAGACGCGGGTTTTTTATTGGCCGTGGATGTTTGCATCGGACGAAAATTGCGGCAGGCATCCACGCGCCGAGCTTTGTTGCTACCTGCTAAATCCAGTGTTGCGAACCCAAAAGTCGGCAAAGACCATCCATGGCGTTAAAAGCTATCGCGCTTGCCCTTGAAGCGCCTGCTGGCCGCGAATCCCAGCAGCCCAATACCAAATAAGGCGCCAGTGTATGGTTCGGGCACGGTTCCGCCCGAATCCTCATCCAGCGTCAAATTATCGATACTGAAATGCGAGTCAATGTCTTGCAAATGCAAGCGATACACACCAGTGAATCCATCGAAGCCGGAATCTGTGTGAATCGTCGATGCCGACATGGCGTAGGTGGCGATTAAATTATCCAGTGCATCGTAGGCGGTCCAAATACCGATTGCAGCCGAGTCTGCATAAGAAACGTCAACCGACGTGACGCTGAATGGTCCTCCATCGAATATGAAGTCATAGCTAGAATTGCCGAAAAACGTCGGATCGAGATGCAACTGCTGTCCAGATGGATAATCCCAGAAGATGTTGCCGTCTGTAGAGATGGCAGTGATGCCTGCCTCCGTGTAGCTCGACATCGATGTCTCACCTGGCGGGAGCCCTGAGAACGTCATCACTGCAGCCGATGACATTCCGCAGGCCAGTGCGCCAAGGGATAGGACAGCCGCCAGACAGAATTTCTTTGCAATATTTCCGACAACAAATGTACGCATGATTTTCGCCTTTGTAGTTAGTGGAGTACAGCACAGATATCAATGCAAATTTGATGCCAGAATAATTAACTGAGTGAAATCAAGCACTAGCAAATTTACCGGCGTCGCTCAATATAAAAACGTAAGAAATATCGACAAAACGTTAGTTTCTTCAGCCTACTCCAAGTTTCACGGAGGGATGTATGTTCCTCGAATGCAGTGCTACTTGGAACGGGTTAATGCGAAGGAGGATTAGAAATATCCTCCATCTATTAATGAACTATTAGAGAACTTTCGGGCCAATTCCGCTGCCACCTCTTTTTTCCATAAGTGGTACGTGACGTGGTAGATCGCTGGCAGTTGCCGCTACCGCTCATGCGCTAGCGGCTTTTTTTCGTCTCTACACCAAGGATCGCATGCGCTACTCAGCACGTTGGAGCGACGGCTTCTGGAAATTGTTCGACCACGTCCGCTTCACCGACGTGCAGAACTGTCCGCGCCAGGTGGATGCCCAGACTGCGGCGAACAGCCGTAACGCACATGTCACGAGGTAGGTCGATGAGCCACGGTCGAGCAAGCCAAGAAGCGTTTCGACTCCAGATGGTACGCGCCGTTGTCGGCTGCCCGCCAGCTGGCCAGTTCATCGTGGCTGACTCCGCGGCGCTTCAAGGCCTGGCGCAGTGCTTGGCCGAATTAGAGCAGGCCCGGTCAGTCCTCCGCGCGAACGGGTGGGGTGATTTCGGCACGTCGATCCTTGAGGTTGCCAAGTCCATACCGATGAAAGCAAAGCCATGCTGACCATGCTCGACTGCTTCATCCGCGGCGCGATGGTCGGTGCCAGCATGCTGGCCTTCGGCGGCCTGTGCTGGGCGATGGCACGCCAGGGTCGGCAGCGTTGGAGCGCGGAGCGGAGGTAATCCAGTGATCCACCTGGTGATGACGCCGGCGACGTCGAACATTCGCGCTTATGACCAGCCGGATGGCTACGAGAACCGCGTGCCGTACCTGGCCATCCTCACGGTGATGCATCTGACCGACAAGGTCGTTTACCTGCAGGGCGCCTCCGGCAAGGTCGACCGCGAGACCTGGACAAAAGCATTCGAACTGCTGCGCGATCGCGGCGTTACCACGGTGATGCTCGAGCGCCGCGGGCGCGTGAGAACGATCGAATTACAAGCATCTGATTCGGCAGCTAATGTGCCGTCCACCCCATCCCCTGAAGGATAAACATGTCCAGCACCGCCGCATTCCCGAATCAATTCAAGCTCGACGCCCTGGTTGCAGCCTGCCCACCGGCAAACGTCTACAAAATCGCGCTGTATACGAGCCTTGCGACCTTGAACAAAGCCACGACCGCGTACACCGCGACTGGCGAAGTCTCCGCTACGGGAACCGGCTACACCACTGGCGGTGCGACGCTCGCTGGGATCACCCAGACGCTCGATGCTGACACGGCCATCATGGATTTTACGGACCCGAGCTGGCCTAACTCGACCATCACGGCGCGCTACGCCATGATTTACGACAGCACGAACGCCAACAAGGCGAAAGCCATCCTCGACTTCGGCGGCGACGTCACATCCACGAACGCACCGTTCCTCGTGACCCTGCCGGCGCCGGCCGCGGCGACTGCGGTCATCCGGATCGGCTGATCAACACCTCGCTGGACGTGACGCTCCCGATTACCGCTTTTTAGAGATGACCCGAACATGAAATTTGCCGACCGACTGAAATTCACCGCTGCTGGAACGAGCGCCGCAACGATCACGTTCGGCGCCGCCGTCACGGGCTTCCGCACGCTGGCCCAGGCGATTGCTGATGGCGCAAGCGACCCACTGGCGATCAAGGTCGGCGACACCGGGGTGCCGTTCTCGATCGACGACGGCGCCGGCAATGAGGAACTCTCGCTGTTCACTGTCACCAGCGCGACGGTATTGACTCGCACATCGGTTCTTTCGAGTTCGGCAGGCGGCGCGACGGCGGCGACGTTCACCGGCACGAGTCTTTCTGTATTCAGCAGCATGCCCGCATCGTTTGCGCGCAAGCTGATCGTGGCGACAGTTGATGCCTCGGGAAACACGATCGCGCTCACGGCTCCGAACGGCACCGCAATTTCGCTGGGCGGCGGCAGCTCCACTTCAGTAACGCCTTCGGGCGACACCACAGGTGCAGCCGACCTTGCGGCGATTCAGGCGGCGCTGACCGCGAGCGGGCGCGCAACCTTGCAGCCCGGTGCACAGTATTACCTCAACGGCCCGATTGTGATGCCGTCGCGTTCGCACATGTCAGCATATGGGGCGCGACTCAAGCTGGTGGCGGGCGTGTTCGGTAACATCATTCGCAACAAGGCTGTCCTTCCTAGCCGTAGCGTTTCGGATGCAAGCGTCATCAACCCAACTGTCAACGCCACGCTCACTTCGCTGACGGCAAATTTCGTCGCAGGGGATGTCGGCAACATGGTTGGCATCTTTGGCGCTGGCGCCGGCGGCGCAGCGTGGTACGGCCCAATCCAGGCGATTACCACGCCATCAAACGCTACGACATGGACCGCAAGCGCAGTTAAAGTCGCGGGCGTTTTGGGCCGCCCGACCACTGCGAACGGGAGTCTGTATCAGGTCACAACGGCAGGAACCACCGGCACAACGGAGCCGACCTGGTCGACCACCGCAGCCAGCACTGTGACCGATGGCACCGTCACATGGACCTGTCTCGGCGCTGCAACCGGCGCGACGCTGAACAACCCAGCGCTGCTGGCAGTAACCAACGCAGTAGCGAACGTCTATGCAACGACTGACCGCGACGACGACATCACGATTCAGGGCGGGTATTGGGAGATCACGGAAAATCTCGCTGGCGGTCACCTCACCACTTCGACTTTCCAAAACAGCTTTGCCAGCGCGTTTCGGCGCGTCAGCAACCTCCGAATCAAGGACACGACCTGGCAGACCTACGGCCCGACCAACCAGGGCGGCCGGTTCACTATCTCGATTTCCGATTTCCTCAACGTCACGGTGGATGGAACTTACCTCGTCTCGACCGCCGGCGATGGCGTGCACTTGACTGCTCCTGGCGACACCGCATTGATCACGAACACGCGCGGCACGGCTGGCGACGATATGGTGGTGACCAACCTGCAGGACTCGAATACCCCCTACATCATGGATACCGAGGGCAGCATGTCGAACGTGACAGTGCGCGACCTGGTCGCGAGGAACGGCGGCTCGCGCGGCTTTTGCCACTATGAGCTGGGATCGACGCCGACGCGATGGAACATGAACAATTTGCACCTGGAGAAACTTTCCGGCGTCACGTTCAACCCTCTTGTGCTCATCCAGACTGCGATTAATGGCCTGACCATGCGCGGTATTAAGGGCGCGCCAAGTCAAGCCGGTGTGCCTTTGATTAGCTTCCTGACGGCTTCGGGTGAGGGCTCTGGCGCAACCATCGAAGATGTGACCTGGGATAGCCTGTTGGCGGCGACGAGCGGGATCATCCGTATTGCCGATCCACGGGGACCGTACCGTATTAAAAACCTACGTTTCGGGGCAGCGTCGGCGGGCACAAACTACGGCGTTTATCTGAATGGGGCGCTGAACGGCAGCAACTTCGGCGTGCCGATTCTCACGCTGGATGGGTTTTATACCGGGAATTCGCCAAGCGCTGTGTACTTTCCTTCGCCAGCAGATGCGACGGCTGTCTACATTGGCTTTACGACCGCGTCGACAGGCGGGAGCATGATCAACATCAGGGATTGCCTGAATGCCAGCAATACGGGATACGTTGTTCAGAAGCTCAACCCTGGTCAGATCAACCGTATCAATATTTCTGACAGCCAGGTAGGTGGGACGGCTTTGGCGCAATTCCCGGCCGGTGATACTGCAATTACCCTTGGCCTGAGTAACGTAAAAACTTTCGTGCCTATCGTTAAAACTAGCTCACCGGTAACCGTCGAGCTGCAGAATGTCGATATAAGTTGCTCTACGGCTCTGGTTCAATTGACCGGAACTGGAGCGACGCCGGCCGATATCCGCATGTCGAACAGCCGACAAACCAGCTCTGGCGCCTTGGTTAGCCGCGATGGCACGCAAGCGATTCGTGTCCGAGGTACTGACGTTGGTGTCGATCAAACGCTGCTGACCCCTTCGGATGGGGACACGATCTACAACAGCAACGCAACGCCAGCAAACGGCACCGGCGTGGCGATGTACAACACCGCTGCCGTCAAGTGGAAGAATATGTACAGCGGCGTGACGAACTAGCAACGCAAGCCGAATTTTCCGATAAGAAAAGTTGACCATACGTAATCATATGTTTACTCTTCGTTAAGGACAGCCGCGCCAGTGCCGCTGATCGTGACCCTGATCATCCGTGAGGATTAATGAAAAACATACCTTACCTTGATGGATGGCGTGGCATAGCGATAATCATGGTATTGATCGACCATTTCGGCCCGCCGCGTTTTTGGTACACGGGCCGGTTGGGAGTAGTACTGTTTTTCGTACTGTCCGGCCTGTTCATGGGTCGCCTGCTCTTCGTAAAGCGGGTACGGCTAGCGGATTTCTTCGCCAAGAGGTTTTCAAGGGTCATCCCGACTCTGTGGGTTTACGTCGGGGTGATGCTCATTTATTCGTCACTGTTCCAATCGAGGGTTTACCACCCCGGGCTCGGCGAACTAGCCTCCGTTCTCACGTTCACGAGCACCTATTTCATGTCCATATGGGAGGCTAAATGGCCCATCGGACAATTGTGGTCGCTCAATGTTGAAGAGCATGGCTATGTGTTCCTTGCGATAGGAGCTGTAATCGTCGCCAGGTCGCGCGGCGCGATTTCTGCCTCGGTATTCCTCGGTGTCACGCTGGCCGCAGTGTGCGTCATCGTCTGCATGTACATGTCGGAGATCTTCGTTGTAAGCGGCTCTCCATGGCGCACAAGGTCCGAGGTTGCCTGCTTGGGTCTCGTAGCATCCGCAGCGATTTGCGTATGGCGTGAGCGCGGACAGATGGACTTGATGCAGAGCAGGATCCTTCCGATTGTTGCCATGGTCGTGGCCCTGTACAGCTTTATCCCGAGGGGCGCTTTTGAGTGGAACTTCTCGTTGCTGGTTGCTCCCGTGCTGCTGGCTTTCGCAGTGAACTACGCGTCTAGTTTCCCCGAGATAGTTAAACAGGCGCTGAGCATTCGACCACTACGTTGGTTTGGCACCTGTTCATTCTCAATTTATCTCTGGCAGGGGCCTTTTTATGAGGCTACGCTTTCGGGTAGATCAAAACGACTGAGCCTAGTCCTTGCTCTGTTGGCTGGTGCCGTTTCGTTCTATGGCATTGAGAGACCGGCAAGAAATTACCTGAACAGAAAGTGGGACGAGAGAAAATCGCGGGGTTCTGCCAACGTCACGGTCTCAGCTGAGCTAGCGTAGCCAAGCTATCAACCAAAATTCACTGACCCGCCTCGAGCGGGTTTTTTTACGCCAGAAAGGCCGCCATGTTCGGATTTAATGCATTTGCGGAGCGCGGGTTTGGCGAGCAGCAGGTAAGCGCCGCGCCGCCTGCATTGGCCACGAAGGTTACGTTCTCCGTCGTCATCGATAACGCAGGAACGCCTGCGCCGGACGCAAGCGGCTTGGACTATGCCTTTTACGACCAGCCGCGCATCAGTGCTGGCCAGGCACCAGTGAAGTTCGGTTCTACCTTTGCCATTGCCGGCGGCACGGCCACGATCGACATCACCGGCGTGACTGCGCTTTATCCTGGCGGCACAGGACGCATTGAGTACGGTACTGCCGATGGCGTCAAGCTCGGCGGTGGGCAGGTAGCGGTGTCCTGATGCCCACGCTTCTATATCGGAATGCGAAAAGCGGGGCCGCTGTGGTTTATGCGGCCGCGGCGCCGACTGGTGGCGTGCAGGGTACTGCAACACCTGCCGGGGTCAGCGCAACGACGTTTGCTGGGGTCGCAGCTGCTGCCGGAGCGGCTATCGCCATGCCAACTGGCGTTCAGGCGCAAACAGCCGTCGGCAATGTCACCGTCAACACCGGGGCCGGCGCGACAGCTTTCCCTGCTGGCGTGAGCGCATCTGGCGCCGTGGGCAATGCGACGGCAGCTGGCTATGCCAACGTGCTGGCTCAGGGCCTCGCCGCATTCAGTGCCATTGGCCCGGTTGGCGCGGCCGCCGGCGTTCCTGCAATCGGATTCCCGCAGGGCGTAGCGGCTTACTGCTCCACTGGCATCCCAATAGCCTGCAACCTGGTCGTCAACGCCAACCAGTTCAGCCGCGACCGGAAGCGAGTCCGATTGCTGATCAAAGGGCTCAACTTCAGCCCGAAGCGCGCTGCGGAGACGGAAATCTTCGCGGTCGACTATGCGGCGCTACTTGCTCCTGGCGAAACCATCAGCTCACCCGTTTGGTCGATTGCGCCCGCAGTTGGGCAGGACGAAAACGCAGGCTCGATGCTTGTCGGCCGGGCGGCCTTCAGTGGCACGATCGCTGCTCAGATCATCCGGGGCGGCGTGCCGGGCGTTGAATACGCGCCGGTTTGCACTGTACAAACAAGCTTCGGACAGACGCTGGCATTGCCCGACGTCGACGAGGGTCACCTGTACATCTCGCTATGAGCACCCTGGACCTGAGCGTTCGGGCCGAATACCGAAATCTTACGCGCGCACTGTCCGCTCTGGCCTACCAGCAGGCGCCGTTCGCCATGGCCCAGGCGCTGAACAAGGTGGCCGCCCGCGTCAAGGCAGCCGAGCAGCAGAACATGCGCGACACGTTCAAGAAGCCGACGCCATTCACGCAGAACTCGATCGGCACCACGCGCGCTACCAAGGCGACGTTGACGGCCACCGTGTTCGTGAAGGATATCGCGGCGCGCTACCTGCGCCCGTACGAGGTGGGCGGCAACCACTTCCTCAGTGGGCGCGCGCTGCTGAACCCGAAGGACATCAAGCTCAACGGCTACGGCCAGCTGCCACGTGGCACGCTGGCCAAGCTCAAGGCGCGGCCCGACATCTACATCGGCATCATCAAGACAAGGAAGGGGCCGGTGAACGGAGTGTGGCAGCGTGTCACGAACCCAGGCGCGGCCCCACCGCTCAATGCGCAGGGCAAGCGGTTGAGGGGATTGAACAAAGGACCAACCGCGAAGCTCAAGCTGCTGATCCGCTTCGGTGACGCACTGCCGGTGAACAAGCACCTGCATTACGGTACAACCGCGAAGCTGATCATCGACGTGAACCTGCAGGCAGACTTCGAGACAGCGTTGAACCAGGCCATGCGCACGGCACGGTAGCTGGCGGCTGCCTGTGGATAAGTCGATGGGTCCCTCCTGGCACTTCCTGTAGCAGGGGCATTGCGCGCCGCAGGTTCCGGCTAGCTATGAAATTTTTGAATTTGGGTAACGGGTAACGCATGACGATCGTTTCGCAAGCTGAATATTCGCGCCTTCGCGGCGTCAGCAAAAAGACGATTACTCAGTGGAAGCAAGAGGGAAAGTTGGTGCTGGCCGAAGGCGGCATCGATGTCGAAGCATCGGACGCTCACTTGCAAAAATATCGCAAGGCCGGGCTGAAAGGTAACGCAGTAGGTAACGCCGAAGGTAACGCGTTACCGGAGTTACCGGCAATAAAAAAGGGCGAGTCCACCGAGGCCGCTGTTCAGCGAATCATGCTGGCCAGCGGCGCCGACATGACCATCGAAGAGGCGCGCCGCGTCAAAGAAAATTATTTAGCGCTGACAGCCCAGCTTGACTATGACCGCGAATCCGGTCTGGTCGTTGAAGCGTCAGTTGTTGCTGCCGAGGTCGGCGCCGAATACGCCAAGGTGCGCACGCGGCTTTTATCGATTCCCGCCGAACATGCCCCTCGGGTGCATCGGCTAAAAACAGTCACCGAAGTGCAGGACGCGCTGCAGGAGTTGATCACGGACGCGCTCGAGGAACTGACCAAAGATGGAGACAGCTAGCCGGTACCCGAAAGGCCTGTCGACCTTCCGTCGCGAACTCACGATCTCCCGGATGAAAAACCTGCAGCCGCCGCCGAAGTTGACGCTGAGCCAGTGGGCCGAGCGCTACGCGGTACTGTCCAAGGAAACCAGCGCCCAGACCGGCCGGTTCCGCGCCTTCCCGTATCAGAACGGGATCATGGACGCAATCACGGATCCGACGGTGCAGACCATTTCGGTGATGAAGTCGGCCCGGGTCGGCTACACCAAGATTCTCGACCACGTGGTCGGCTTCTACCTGCACCAGGATCCGTCGCCGATCCTGGTGGTGCAGCCGCGCGTCGAGGATGCAGAGGATTACAGCAAAACCGAGATCGTGCCGATGCTGCGCGATACACCGGTTCTGGCCGACCTGGCCGGCGACAGCAAAGCGAAGGACAGCAACCAGACAATCCTGAAGAAGGTGCTGAAGAACGGATCGAGCATCACGTTCGTCGGCGCCAACAGCCCGGGCGGTTTTCGCCGGATTACCGCGCGCGTCATCCTGTTCGATGAGGTCGACGGCTATCCGGTCGGCGGCGCCGGTGCGGAGGGCGACCAGATCTCGTTGGGCGTGAAGCGCTCGGAATCATTCTGGAATCGCAAGATCGTGATCGGCAGCACGCCGACGGTCAAAGGCGAGTCGCGCATTGAAAAGTCGTTCGAGGAGGGCGACCAGCGTCGGTATCACGTGCCATGTCCGCATTGCGGCGAGCACCAAGTGCTGGAGTGGGGCGGTCCGGACACGCCGTATGGCATGAAGTGGGACAAGGATGAAAATGGCGTCGGTATTCCGGAATCGGTCTACTACGTCTGCAAGGTCACTGGCTGCGTCATCAAGGACGAGGACAAGCCCGACATGGTGGCCGCTGGCGTCTGGATACCCAGCAAGCCGTTCAAGGGTCACGCCAGCTTTCACATCTGGGCCGGGTACTCGCTTTTCCCGAACGCGTCATGGCGCAACCTGGTCGCCGAATGGCTGCGGGTGATGGGCGACCCGCTGCTGCGCCAGACATTCATCAACCTGGTGCTCGGCGAGGCGTACGAGGATCGCGGCGAAAAGGCTCTGACGGAATCGAAGCTGGCCGCGCGCGGCGAAGTCTGGCCGGCTGAAGTGCCGGAGGGCGTTGCGGTGCTAACCGTGGGTGTCGATACCCAGGACGATCGCTTCGAAGTCGAGGTGGCGGGCTGGGGCATGAACGAGGAATCGTGGTCGGTCGATTACGAGGTGATCGAGGGCGACATGGAGACGCCAGATCCATGGAACCGACTCGATGCCTACCTCAAGCGAATCTGGTTCAGTGCGGAAGGCCGCGGGTTCGAGGTCATGGCCACTTGCATGGACTCGGGCGGCCACCATACGCAGAAGGTCTACGATTTTGCGAAAGAGCGGCTCGGTCGGCGCGTTTGGGCCATCAAGGGTGAATCGGCAATTGGTGGGAAGCGCTCGCCGGTGTGGCCTGCGAAGAAGCCGAGCCGGCGCACGCGTGCATCGTTCCGTCCGATTATTTTGGGCGTGAACGCTGCAAAAGACTCGATCCGCTCGCGGCTGCACATCGAGCAGGCCGGGCCCGGCTACATGCACTTTCCAGCGGACCGGGACATTAACTATTACGCGCAGCTGACGTCGGAGCGTTCGGTGCGCAAGGTGACGGCTGGTCAGGCCTATCGGGTATGGGAACTGCCGGGTGGCCGGGCAAACGAAGCGCTCGATTGCCGGGTGTATGCCTACGGCGCGTTGTGCGGCTTGCTGCACTTTGGACTGAAGCTGAACCGGCGCGCTGACGCAATCAAGCAACCACACGTTCCAACGGAAGAGGAGGCAGCGGCTGCGGCGGAAGTCGAGGCGCCACCAGCTGCGCCGACCGTTGTGAAATTAATCAAGAAATCGCTGGCCGCACGGCTGGCATAAGGAAAAATATGCCAGTTCTCAAGGTAGGAGCGGTCACGTTCGAGCACAGCCAGGACTTTACCGGCGAGGTCGATATCGAGCGCGGCGGGATGACGGTCAAGGTGCCGATGGCAGCGCTGCAGACGATCGTTGGCGAGCGCGTTCGCGCCCAGATGATGGCCAATATCGAGGCGCTCAAGACGCATGAAATTCTGGCCCTGGCCGCTTCGAAGAAATAACCATGTCCAACTACGACCCAACCACCAGCGACCTGTCATTGATCCCGGTCGGCACGATTCAGCAGTGGCAAGTCGAGGCGATGCTTGCGCTGCACCAGCTGAGCACCGGACAAAAAGGCGAGGCGTATGCCTATACCCAGGGTGATGGTACGAAATCGGTCACCTACACCCGCGCCAACATCAGCGACTTACGCGCCTGGTTGGCAAAACTTAATGCGCAGCTGGGGCTTGGCTCCGGTCGGCGTCCAATGCGCGTGAGGTTCTAATGATTCTCGATTCAGCCGGCAAGCCACTGACCGCGCAGACGGCGAACCGCCGCGCCGGCGCCTCGCTGGATAACACCGGCTTCGGCTCCTTCCCGTATGACGCGGCGCAGTGGTCATCGCAGGAAATGGGCGACTGGCTGCCGTCGATCCGTTCGCCGGATTCGGAAATCAACCAGTTCCGCGACCGGATGGTGGCGCGCTCGCGCGACCTGGTGCGCAACGATGGGTGGGCCGCCGGTGGCATCACCCGCATCCTGGATAACACGGTTGGCGCATCGATGCGCCTGTCGGCCAGCCCGGACTACCGCGCGCTCGCGGCCATGACCGGTATTAAGGGTTTTAATTCGGAGTGGGCGGAGGAGTTCCGCCGCACCGCTGAATCGCTTTGGCGCGGATTTGCGGACGACGTCGGCCGGTATAACGACGTGTCGCGACAGTTGACGGTGTCGCAGCAGATGCGCCTGGCGCTGCGCCACAAGTTGGTCGACGGCGATTCGCTCATGGTCGCGCACTGGCTGCCCGAACGGGTCGGCCGCGGTCGCGCGCGGTACGCCACGTCGTTTCTCGTCGTGGATCCGGATCGGTTGTCGAATCCCTTCCAGATGATGGACTCGAAGCACATGCGCAACGGCGTCGAGATCGACGATCACGGTGTGCCGATGGCCTATCACATCCGCAAAGCAGAGCAAAACGACTGGTACAACGCCATCGAGGCGATGCACTGGGAGCGGGTGGAGCGCGAGGATGGGGACGGCTGGCTGCGCGTGATCCATGATTTCGAGCGGGATCGGGCGGGCCAGAACCGCGGCGTGGGGATTTTTACGCCAGTCCTGGCGCGTTTCAAGATGCTGGCGCGGTATTACGGCGTCGAGTTGCAAGCGGCGACCATCGCGGCCACGTTCGGCACCTACGTGACCAGCCCATACGACCCGGCGATTGTGCAGGACGCGCTCGATGGCGACTCGGAATTGAGCAACTATCAGCAGCTGCGCACCGACTGGTCAAAAGACCGGCCGGCGATGTTGTCCGGCGCGCGCGTGCCGACGCTGGCGCCTGGCGAGGCCATCACGTCGGTAGGCGCTGAGCACCCGCACAGCGGGTTTTCTGACTTTGCGCACGAGATGCTGCGCACTTTTGCAGCATGCGCCGGTATCTCGGCCGAGCAGGTGACGCAGGACTGGTCCAAAACGAATTACTCCAGTGCTCGAGCAGCGCTGCTCGAATCGTGGAAGACGCTCACGCGCCGCAACACGGAATTCAAAATCGGCACTGCGACGCCGATGTACTCGAGCTGGCTGCATGAGGCCATGGATGCAGGCGACTTGCCGCTGCCGGCCGGCGCGCCCGATTTCATCGAGTTCCGCACCGCATATTCGCGCTGCGACTGGCTCGGCGTCGCGCGCGGCTGGGTCGATCCGGTGAAAGAAAAGCAGGGCGCCATCCTGGGCATGGATGCAGGCCTGTCAACGCTGCAGCGCGAATGCGCCGAGCAGGGCCTGGATTACGAAGAAATTATCGAGCAGCGCGCGCGCGAGGTTGAACTGTTCAAAGAAAAGGGGCTGCCGCCCCCCACCTGGTACGGCAACGATGCCACGAACGCTGCACAACCCGAGGAGGAAGATCAAGCACGATGAAAAACCTACCATTTCTAGCGCAGCGGCTGTTCAACACGCCGCTGGCTATCACTCCAGGCAAGGCCGAAATGGTCATGGCGGCGCTGGCTGACCGCTTCGGCATCGGTACGATGTTCCGCGCCAATGGTTCGGTCGTGCCGATGGCGTACGACGAGCACGAATTCGATGGGGATTTTAGCGGACCAAAAGACTCGGCACGTGGATACGAGATCGTCGCCGGCATTGCGGTGATCCCGGTGCAGGGCACGCTGGTGCAGAAGCTCGGCACGATGCGTCCGTACAGCGGGATGACTGGGTACGACGGGATCCGGGCGAATCTCAGCATGGCCCTTGAGGACAAGGCCGTGAAGGCCATCGTTCTCGATATCGACAGCCCTGGCGGCGAGGTATCCGGCTGTTTCGACCTGACCGACGCCATCCAGCGCGCCCGCGGCGACAAGCCAATGTGGTCGATCCTCACCGAGTCCGCGTATTCGGCGGCGTACGCCATCGCCAGCGCAACGGACAAGATCGTCGTGCCGCGCACCGGCGGTACCGGAAGCGTCGGCGTGATCTGCATGCATGTCGATTTCTCGAAAGCCCTGACGGCCGCCGGCGTCGCTGTGACGATGATCCACTACGGTGACCGCAAGGCTGATGGCCACAGCGAGATCCCTTTGACAAAAGAAGCGCTGGCGCGCTTCCAGGCCGATACCGACGAAATGGGCGAACTGTTCGTCGACACGGTGGCGCGCAACCGGCGCCTGAAGGCATCCGTCGTGCGCGGTACCCAGGCCACAACCTATCTTGGCGCCAATGGCGTCGAAATTGGCTTCGCTGACGCCGTCATGGCGCCGGACGAGGCTTTCCGTTCCCTGCTCGCTGAGCTGGGCTAGTAGTCACTTCCACAAGGACCACCATGACTTTACGCAACAAAGTGGCGAGCGCCCTGAGCTTCGCCCATCTGGCGGGCCTCGGCTCGCGCGCCCGCGCCGAGGACGATAAGCCAGCCGATAAAGAGGACGAAAAGTCCAAGAAATCCAAGCGCGCCGACGACGAGAACCCGGACAAAAAAGACCAGGACCACGAAGACGGCGACGCAAAGGGCAGCCGCGCCGAGGACGATGATGACGACGCCCTCGCGGAAGACGAAGATTCGGATAAGGACGACGACGCCGAGGACGACGAAGACGACAAAAAGGCGAAAAAAGCCAAGGCAAAGGCCGACGACGATGACGACGACAGTGAAATGCGTGGCAATAGCGCTGCAGCTGCCGCGCGCCGACGTGAGCGCGCCCGCTGCGCATCGATTTTTGCGTCGAAGTTTGCCGCCAAAAATCCGGCTCTGGCCGCCAACCTGGCGTTCAACACATCGATGACCCGCAAGGAAGCGCTGGTCGTGCTGGAAAACACACCGAGCGCATCGTCCGGCTATCCGGATCGCCAGGCGCGCAACCCGAACCTGGGAGCCGGCGGTGCATCGCAGCCGAATTTGAAACAAGCCACGACGTCCAGCTGGGACCGCGCCTTCGCCAAAGCCAATCCGCGTCGCGGCCAATCGAAATAATCACATTCAAGAGGAATGAACCATCATGGGTAATCCAACTGTTACGCCACTGCAGGAGCAGCTTCATGACGGCGGCTTCGTCGTCAGCGAAGGCAATGGCCACATCTCGCGCGACACCGTGACCGTCAGCGGCGCGGCCAAGGTGCTGGCCGGCACCGTGCTCGGCAAGATCACCACCACCGGCAAGTTCGTCATTTTGGCGCCGGCTGCCACCGATGGTTCGCAAATTGCCGCCGGCATCCTGTGGGGCGGCCGCGACGCTACTCTCGCCGACAGACAGGGTGTGATCATGGCGCGCCAATGTGAGGTCAACGCCTCGGAACTGATCTGGCCGCCCGGCATCACCGGTCCGCAAACCATTACCGCGACGACCCAGCTGGCCGCCCAGACGGTCATCCTGCGCTAATCAACCAGTATTCCAATCATGCCGCCTCCGGGCGGTTTTTTTTCGCCTGAAGGAAAAGTAATGGCTGACATTCTCAATATTTTTGCGCAAGACCCGTTCTCCGCGATCGCACTGACCGATGCGGTCCAGCGCAACCCGTTTCAGCCTGTTGGTTTGGGCGAGATGAACATCTTCGATCCTAACCCGATCCGCACCAAGGCCCTGGCTGTCGAAGAGCGCGTCGGTCAACTGGCGCTGATCCCGTACTCGCAGCGCGGCGCCGAAGGCACCCAACGCACGACCGAGAAACGCAAAATGCGCTACTTCGAAGTGCCACGCCTGATGCATGACGACACGGTGTATGCCGAAGAAGTGCAGGGCATCCGCGAATTCGGCCAGGAATCGGTGCTCATGCAGGTCGAAACCGAAGTCGCGCGACGGCTGAGCGGCCCGACTGGCCTGTTGGCCAGTGTCGAGTACACGAAAGAGTACCTGCGCCTGGCCGCGGTGCAAGGCATGGTGCTCGATCCGAAAGACGGGTCGGTGATGTACAACTGGTTCGACGAATTCGGGATCACGCAGGCGACCGAAATCGCCTTTAACCTGGCCGCCGGCACCTTGAATTCGCTGCGTCCTTTGTGCAACCAGCTGACGCGCACCATGGCGCGCAAATCGCAGGGCGCCTTCACGCCGACGACCAAAGTGATCGCCCTGTGCGGCGATTCGTTCTACGACCTGTTCGTCAACCACCCGGACGTGATCAGGACGTTCACCAACTGGGCTGCCGCTGCCGATCTGCGTGATAACACGCAGGGCGCCGCGTTCAAATCGTTCGAGTTCGCCGGCATTAGCTGGGTCAACTATCGCGGCTCGGATGACAACAGCACCGTCAAGATTGCTGACGACAAGGTGAAGTTCTTCCCAGAAGGCGCTCCTGGCATCTTCCGCGAGGCAAACGCACCTGGCGAAACGGTCGACTGGGTCAATACCCCCGGCAAGCCCGTCTACGTCCTGCCGATCTTCGATACCCAGCGCCGCATGTGGTGGAAGATGGAAGCTTATTCCTATCCACTGTTCATCTGCACCCGTCCCGATGTGCTGTTGAGCGGTCGCGCTGGCGGCTGATCCATGATCGACTGGGACAAGGCCGTCGTTGGCCCGCTGACCGGTGTGTTCGGTGAGCCGGTGCGGTACCTGCCGGCGACGACAGCGCCGTTCTCCATTACCGGCATCTACGACGAGGCATATGTCGAGGTCGATCCGGCCAGCGGGATGGGGGTGACGAGCGCGAAGCCAGTCCTTGGCGTCCAGCTGTCTCAGTTCCCGGTACCGCCCGAGCAGGGCGACCGCCTGGTGATCATCCGCACCGGTGAACCGTTTTATGTCAAAGAGGTCCGCCCCGATAGCCACGGGGCCGCCAAATTGATGCTCAACCTGGATACCTGATGGCCGACCTTCCAATGACTGCGCGTCGCCAGGTACGCCTGGCCGTGCTGGCCGCGCTGCAGGGTGCCAGGCTCGGTTGCACGATTGACTCTCCAGGCGACTGGAACACGCCGTCGACGAAGCTGCCTTCGATCCTGCTGCGCTGTGTCGGTGATCGCAAGGCCGGCACCACCGCCGGCCAGATCACGTTCACGACCACCGTGCTGCTGGAAATCGAAGCGAGGCTGGAAGCGAATAGCGCCGAGGTGGCGCAGGACGACCTAGAGGCGCTGTCGTATGCCATCGAATGCGCAGTTGTCACGAATTACGAGGTCGACCGGATCGTCCAGAAATGGGTGGCCATCGACTCCGTACCGGAGATCACGGCCGAGGGCAAGCGCCACGTAGGCGGCGTGATGATGTCGTTCACGCTGGAGGTTTTCGAGGCGTTCGATCCGGTCTACCAGTCGCCTGTCCAGCCGGGCGTCTCGGCCCTGCTGGAAATGGGCATCCACAACGACATGCTCGGCACCTTCGATCCGACCGGGACCTACCAGTCCGACGTATTCCCTCTGGCGGCCACGCCGGCGCCGCGCTCTGCCGGCCCGGATGGCCGAGATGAGGGCGCGCTCGACATCGTTTTGACTCAATAAGGAATTTCAATCATGTACGTCAAGCCAGCGCCCGGGTTCACGATCCGGGACCCCGATTTGTTCGATTTCTTGCCCGCCGATGGGCGCGATGTCCCCGAAACCGACTACTGGAACCGGCGCCTGCGCGACGGCGACGTGGTTGCCGCAGCAGCACCCGCCCCAACCGCCGAAGGTTTAGACGATGAACGTACCATTTAAACAAGTCCCGGCGAACATCCGGGTACCACTGTTCTATGCCGAGGTGGATAACTCCCAGGCGAACACGGCCACGCTGAACCAGCGGGCCTTGATTATCGGCCAGGTCACGGCCGCCGCGGTTGCCGCCGGTACAGTCCCCAACGTGCCGGTAATTTCGGCAGGTGTCAGCGACGCCCTGGCGGTCGGCGGCGCTGGCTCGATGCTGCACCTGATGACGCAGGCGTACCGGAACAACGACACGTTCGGTGAGGTCTGGTATCTGCCGCTGGCCGACGCCGTCGGCGCGACAGCCGCAACCGGGACCGTGGGAATCACATCAGCGGCAACCGCCAACGGCACACTCACGCTGTACATCGGCGGCGTCGCCATTGCGCAACCCGTGTTGTCGAGCCAGACCGCGGCCCAAATTGCCACCGCCCTGGCCGCGACGATCAATGCAACACCCAACTTGCCAGTCACGGCGACGGCAGCGACGTCGACGGTCACGCTGACCGCGATCAACAAGGGCCCGGCTGGCAACGATATCGACCTGCGCCTGAATTACCAGGGCCAGCGTGGCGGTGAAGTGCTGCCGGCCGGCCTGGTTGTCGCGATCACCGCCATGGCGGCGGGTGCGACGGCGCCAACGCTGACCACCGCGCTGGGCAACCTGTCGAGCTTGCCGTTCGACTTCATCGTGTCGCCCTACACGGACACGACCAGCCTGGATGCGCTCAAGGCGCTGCTGAACGACACCACCGGCCGCTGGTCGTGGAGCGTGCAGATTTATGGCCACGTTTTCGCCGCATACCGTGGCACGCTCGGTGCGCAGACGACATTCGGTGTTGCCCGCAACGATCAGCATGCATCGATCATGGGCTACAACGATTCGCCGACGCCGAGCTGGATCTGGGCCGCGTCGCTGGCCGGCGCCGCCGCGGTCAGCCTGCGCGCCGACCCAGCCACGCCATTGCAGACTATCGCGCTGCAGGGAGTGCTGGCGCCGCCGCTGCAATCACGATTCCTGCTGACGGACCGAAACACGATGCTGTACGACGGCATGAGCACCTTCATGGTGGGCGACGATGGCACCGTCTACGTCGAAAACGTGATCACGACGTACCAGAAGAACGCTTTCGGCGCGCCGGACAACAGCTATTTGCAGATCGAAACCATGTTCACGCTGGCCTACGTGCTGCGCGCGCTGAAAACGGTCGTCACCAGCAAATACGCCCGGGTGAAGCTGGCCGCCAATGGCACGCGCTTCAATGCCGGCTCGAACGTCGTCACGCCGAACGTGATTCGCGCCGACCTGATCGCGCAATACCGTCTGCTCGAGGCGCAAGGACTGGTGCAGAACGGCGACGCTTTCAAGGCCGCGCTGATCGTGCAGCAGAGCACAAGCAATCCGAACCGGGTGGATGTTCTGTATCCGAGCACGCTGATTAACCAGTTGCGCGTGTTCGCGCTGCTGGCCCAGTTCCGCCTGCAATAACGTTTCGTTCAACCGGACCACGGCCGCCTTCGGGCGGCTCTTTTTTTGAGGAGCCTTCATGGCAGATACCACCAACCGTCTTGCCGGGGTCGCGTACCTCTCCGTCGACGGCCAGAGCTACATGGTCGCGGGGGAGATTTCCTACAGCGTGTCCCGAGTCAAGCGTGAAAGCCTATCGGGACCGAGTGGCGTACAGGGTTATTCCGAGCAGCCCATCCCTGGCTCGATCTCGGGTTCCCTGCGTGATGCCGGCTCGCTCACCGTTGCCGACTTCAACGCGATGACGAACGTCAGCGTCACCGTCGAGCTGGCCAATGGCAAGACGATCATCGGCCGCAATATGTGGACCGTCGAATCCCAAGAAGTTAAATCTGGCGAGGCCACTTTCGATGTGAAGTTCGAAGGCTTTTCCGTGGAGGAAGCATAAATGGAACAGCAAGAAGAAAAAACAGTCGTACTGCGTAAACCTATCGTTGTGGGCGACGTGACGTACGCAGAGTTGAATTTGCGCGAGGCGACTGCCGGTGAAATGTCGAAAGCGACGCGTTACGGCGGCAGCAATAACATCGACGTCGCTATCTCACTCATTTCCCAGCTCGCCCGTGTCCCGATGCTTGTCGCGCAAGGTCTATCCCAGCGCGACTTCCAGGAATGCAACGATTTTTTGGGCAGCTTCGACACTGGCCTGGAAACTGGCGAGATGTCGTCGCCGAGCTGACGCTATTCTTTCATTGGGGGCCACACGAAGCGTGGGGCCTGCCATGGCATGGCGAAGGCGGCCTGTGTTGGTGGCTTGATCAAGCAATAAGAATGAAAAAGGCAAGCGATGGCTAACGAATTTAAGATTGTCATTTCGGCAGTCGACAAGGCCACCGCATCCGTGCGCCGAATCAATGACAGCATTTCCCGCATCACCCGGCCGGTCGCTGACGTGCGCCGATCTGTGGCCGGCCTCGGTCGCGAGATGGGGTTGGGCAAGGTGGCTGCGTCTTTTGGCAAGGTATCCAAGTCGGCCGGGGCCGTTGCCAAAAGTGTTCGGTCAATCGCCGCGCCCATTGCTGCGGTTGCGGGTATCGGTTCGCTCGCGAGCATTGCAGCCCTTGCGACGGAATGGGGCAGGATGGGAATGGAGGTTTCAAATACCTCACGCAATCTCGGGATTGCGACGTCCGACCTGCAATCGCTGCGCGGCGCGGCACAGCTGGCCGGTGTTTCGTCAGAATCCCTCACCGGCGGCATGCTGTCGCTGGGTGACACGATCAACGACGCCAAATGGGGGCGTAACCAGGGTGTCGTGGCGTTGATGGCGCGGCTTGGTATGGGTTTCCATATGACGCAGGACGGCTCGGTCGATACCGTGCGTAGCCTGAAAGACCTCTCCGCCGCCATCGGGAAAATTAAAAGCGTCGAGACGCAGCACAACGTCGCACGGCAGTTCGGCGTTGAAGCGCTGCTCCCGCTTCTGCGCAAAGGCGCGAAAGAAATCGACGCCTACCAGAAGAAAATCGCAGGCTTGGGCGGGGTGCAGTCGGCCGCTTCGATGGAGCGTGCAGCCCAGTTTGGCCTGCAGCTGAATTATCTGAAAGCGGCAACCGACGGTCTGAAGCTTTCGATCGGTGAGCAGCTGATGCCGATAATGCAGCCCCTGGTCGGAAAGCTGACGTCGTGGATTGCCGCCAATCGCGAACTGATCGCCACACGCGTGAGCGAATTTGTAAAAGGCTTCGCGGCCTGGCTCAGCAAGGTCAACTTCAACAATGTGCTCAAGGGCATCACGAATATCATCCGCACCATCGGTCGCGTCGTCGACGCATTCGGTGGATGGAAAAATGTCATCCTCGCCGTCGTCGGACTGAAGATTCTGAGCGCTGTCGCGCCACTGATAATGCTGGCCGCGGCGCTGGCCAGCGTAGGCGTCTCTTTGGGCGCAATTGCGGCCGGTACCGGTGGCCTCGCAATACTGGCCGCAGTCGCCGCATACGCTGGATACAAAGGGGCTGAATACCTATTTGGCGACAAGCCAGCGGCCACGCGCGCACGCGGGCAGAGCCCGGCAGCACATTTGCGCACGAAGGCCGATCTGTACGCCGAGGCCAATCGCCAGCGTATCGACGCCGGCCTGTCACCGCTGGCGCCGCGCGGGCTGATGACTAAGGATGTATTGAAAGCTGAGGCGCGGCAGCAGTGGATCCAAACGTTTGGCCTGCCACGCGGGTCAGGCGCAGCTCCGCTGGGAATCCGTAGCAATAACCCCCTGAACCTCATGCCTGGCGGGAAAGAGGCGGTTTTCCCAACCGTTGAAACAGGGATTTCGGCCGCGCTGCAAAACCTGATGGGCAAGCGCTATTTCGGTGGCGGCAACGACACCGTCGCTGGCATCGTTAACACTTGGTCGCCGCCCAACGCTGCGGGAAACAATCCGGCAAAGAATGCCAACTATATCGCCGGCGTAGAGCGCGAGGTTGGCTCTGGGCACCTGGATGCAACTGACCCGCAGACCATGGCCAAGCTGCTCTCTGCAATGATTCGCCAAGAGAACGGGAGTGCGTACGACAAGCCGAAGATGGACGACGCCGTGCAGCGTGTCGTAGTGGAATTCAAGAACGCGCCTGCTGGCATGTCTGCATCGATCAGCGGTGGCTCCAGAACGCCGACATCGGTGCGCGTCGCCACCGCCATGCCATTGACGGGAATGCCATGAGTATCGACAGCACACTGGGCGGATTGAAAACCCTGACGAATCAAGTGCAGGGTGGCGTAAATAGTCTCACCCGTATCGGCGCGGACCTCGGCCTCGGCGGCGTTGGCGGGAGCGGTTCCAACTGGATGGACAGCCTTCGCGAAGCGTCGTTTCGGGGAGTGCCGTTCGTCATGCTCAAGGGAGATAGTCGCTTCGGGCGCCGCAATGTCGTGCACGAGTATCCATTTCGCGACACGGTATGGGTTGAGGATCTGGGGCGGTCGGCCCGGCGTTTCAACGTGCAGGGGTTCCTTGTCGGCGCCGATTGCATTGCGCAGCGTGAACGCATGATCGCGGCATGTGAGGCGGCCGGCGGCGAAACAGCAGCACTGATCCACCCCACGTACGGGCAGCTGGCCGTCAACCTGGTCGGTGCACTGACGGTTCGGGAGCGGTGGGACAAGGGCCGAATGTTCGAGATTGGCTTCTCGTTCATCGAATCAGGTGAGCGCGAGTTCCCAAGCGGGACCGATGCTAGCGCCGAGGTTGTGAGTACCGCGGCCGACTCCGCCGACGCCGCAGTCGGCACGGACTTTGGGTCCAGCATTGCCAGCGCTTTGAAAAATGGCGCATCGGTCGTTCAGCAGGCAGTCTCCGCGACGGCAACCTGGGCCAGCACCGCGACGCGGCTGGCGAACGACGCCACCAACCTGCGCAATCTGGTCACCGCGCTGCCTGGCGATTTCGGCCGCTTTGCTGGGGGGCGAAATGTCGGCGGGATTGCCGGCAGTACATCAAAACTTGCCGGCAGCTCGGCAACCATCGCCAGTCTCACCGCGCTTGGATCACAGGCCCGGTCAGCGGTGGCCACCGCAACGTCCGCTCTCGGCGCCGCAGCATCAGGATTGGGACTATGAGTTCTTCAGACAATTTCGCTGCGGCGGCCCAGGCGCTCGCCGCAGCTGTTGCGGCGACGACGTCGGATCCGGCGGATGCCATTCGCCTGCTGCAGGCCTTGGGGGCTTACGTTTCAACCGGCACGCCGCCGGCCTCACCGATCGGCGCTTCGATGGCGGTAATGCAGGCGGCGACGGGCGACCTGTTTCGGCGCGCTGCCGTCGTTGCGCTGGCGCGCGCATCTGCGTCATATCAGCCGGCGTCGGCCAATGACGCCGCCGCGATCCGCTCGACCGTGTGTGGCGCGCTGGACGCTGAGATCATCATTGCCGCCGACCAGCACGCCGATGCGACATACAACGCGCTGCGCGCGCTGCGCGCCGCGGTGTCTGCTGACTTGACCAAGCGCGGCGCCGGGCTGCCGACCATCGCGACCATCACGACGCAGGCGCCGCTGCCGGCCTTGGTGCTGGCGCAGCGAAACTACCGTGACGCCACACGTGCCGACGACCTGGTGACGCAAGCGAATTGCGTGCACCCGGCATTCATGCCACTTAAATTTTCGGCGTTATCGCAATAAAGGTTTTCATGGACGATTTAACCCTGGTGGTCGGCCAGCGCGAGCTGATCGGCTGGACCAGCATTCGTGTTACGCGCGGCATCGAACGCCTGCCGTCGGATTTCGAAATCCTCATGACTGACCTATTCCCCGAAGAGGTGGACGCGTTCGTCGTGGCGCCGGGTGCGCCGTGCGTCGTGAAGCTCGGCGAAGACGTCGTCCTGACCGGCTACGTTGACCGTTTTAGCCCGATGATTGACAAAGGACAGCACTCGATTCGCGTGTCAGGTCGGGGCAAGTGCTGCGACCTGGTCGACTGCTCGGCCGAGTGGCCTGGCGGTCAGATGTCCGGGCTGACCGCGCTCGAGATCGCGCGCCAGCTGGTAAAGCCATATGGAATTTTCTCGGACGACACCCCTGATAACCCGATTTTCGTCACATCGGATACTGCCGACGTGGGGCCGATTATTCCGCAGCAAAACCTGATCATCGGCGAGACGCCGTACACGATCATCGAGCGCATCTGCAGGTTTGCGACACTGCTGGCCTACGAAGACGCCGATGGCGATTTGTTCCTTACGCGCGCAGGAACGGCGGAGGCGGCCAGTGGCGTTGAACAGGGTAAGAATGTCCAAAGGGCGTCTTTGGACTTTGCGCTCGACGGGTGCTATAGCCAGGTCTATGGCTTCATTCAGTCATTCGACAGCTTCATGGATTTGGGCGACCGCGGCAACTTGCAGGCGATCGCAGAAGACCCGAATGTAAAGCGCCACCGGCGCATGACGATCATCGCCGAGGCAGGGGATAGCCAAGGCTTTGACGTGCTGAAATCCCGTGCGGTGTGGGAGGTAGCGCGGCGCAACGGTCGCGCCCAGGCGCTGCATGTGACGGTCGACAGTTGGCGCGATTCGGCAGGCACACTCTGGACGCCAAACACGCTTGCGCCAATCTCGCTGCCGGCGCTGAAGCTCGCCCCGAAAAAATGGCTGATCAGCCAGGTGACGTACAGCCGAAATGGGGAGTCGGGCACGACGGCGGAGCTGGTGATGATGCCGCGTGAAGCCTTTTTGCCGCAGCCGGTCATTCTCATGCCTGGCCTCGGTGGTGTCGACCAACAGGCGCAACAATGATCGACTCCATCCAACGTCTTTATCAGCGAATTTTGCATGCTATCGGCCGCGGCCGCATCACGACCGGCAGCGACGCTGGCAGCGTGCAGCTGCAGCAGGTCCGGCTCGGTCCCGACGAGATCAAGGACAACATTCCGCGCCTGGCCGAATTTGGGCTGACATCAATGCCGCCGGTCGGGTCCGACGCGGTGCTGGTGTTCATCGGCGGCGACCGCTCGAACGGCGCCATCATCGCTACTGGCCACCAGGGTTCGCGGCCGACGGGCCTGAAGGTGGGCGAGACCATGCTGTACAGCCAGGACGGCAAGTCGATTTATATGACGGCCGCCGGTGGGATCGTCGTCGACGCAAAGGGCCAGGTCGTGACTGTCAACAACGCGACCACCGTCACGATCAACGCCGCGACGAAGATACGGATGGTGACGCCGCTGCTCGAGGTGACCGGCGACATCATCGACAACGCCGGAACGAACACGAACACCGTCGCCCAAATGCGCGCAATTTACGACGGTCACACCCACCCGGTGGCAAATATTGCTACTGGCTCGAGCACGGTCACTTCCAACGCGACAGGCCAAAAACAATGAGCGATATTTCGATTGCCTGGTCGCCGGCGCTTGGCCGCGGCGACTGGGTACAGTTGGGCACGCAACTCCAGTCCGGTAACGACTTGGCGAACGCGGTGATGATCAGCCTTTTCACCGATCGGGTGGCAAATTCGGATGACGTCATCCCCGACGGCACGAACGATCCGCGCGGCTGGTGGGGCGACGATGCGGCCTTGCCGATTGGCTCGCGCCTGTGGTTGCTCAGCCGCGCGAAGCAAACGACCGAGACGCTGGCGCGGGCGCAAGACTATATCGCTGAGGCGCTGCAGTGGCTCATTGACGATGGCGTTGTCGCCCGCTTCGACATCCTGACCGAGTGGACCAGGTCCAGCATGTTGGGCGCCCGCGTCGTGGCCTACGAGAAGGGCGGCGCCGCGCTCACGATGAACTCCGCCTCTGCCTGGAACGCGGCCCTTGGCCTGCCGGCGCAGACAGTGACCCAGGGCCTTTCGCTCATCCTTTCCTGAATGGACCTATGCCATTTCCCCGTCCGACGCTGACTGACCTGCGCACGCAGGTCACGCAAGATATTACCGCTGCGCTCCCGGGCACCGATCCGCTCCTGCGCTTTTCCAACCTGAACACGCTTGGCACGGCCCAGGCCGGCCTGGCCAACCTTCATTACGGCTACATCGACTGGATCGCGAAACAGGCGGTCCCGTTCACCGCCACGGATGAATTTCTGGAAGGGTGGGCTGGCCTGATCGGCATCACCCGTATCCCGGCCACGTCGGCCAGCGGCACCGTCACGTTTTCCGGCGCGCAGGGCGCCATCGTTCCGTCCGGCGCAAAGCTCGTGCGCGGCGACGGCAAGACCTTCACGACGACAAGCACGGCGGCGGTCAGCGGCGCCGGTACCGCGACGGTTTCCGCCGCCGCGGATGCCGACCTCACCGGCGCCACCGGCGCGTTTGGCAATTCAGCAGTTGGCACGGTGATGACGCTCGGCGTTGCGATCGCCGGCGTGCAGTCGAATGGCGCTGTGGCCACCGCCTTTGTTGGCGGTGCGGACCTGGAGCAGAACGGCGCTCTGCGCACGCGCATGCTCTACGCTTACCAGAACCAGCCGCAGGGCGGCGCGACTGCGGACTATCTGCGCTGGGCAAACAAAGTGCCGGGTGTGACGCGGGCCTGGTGCGTGCCGAATGGCTTCGGGGCCGGGACGGTTGTGGTGTACACGATGTTCGACCTGGTGCGCGCGGGGCAAAACGGCTTTCCGCAGGGGGCGAACGGCGTTGCGGCCGGCGAACCGCGGGCGACTCCCGCAACCGGCGACCAGCTGCTGGTGGCGAATGCGCTGCTGCCTTTGCAACCGGTGACAGCGCTCGTCTACTCGGTGGCGCCGACAGTCAACCCGGTCGCCTTCACGATCAAGGGCATTCCGGTGGCATCGCGCGCCGGCGTGGCCGGAGCAATCGCGGGTGTTTTCGTCATCGATGGCGCGCCAGGCGCAGCGATCCCGATCGCGCACATCTGGTCGGCGATCGCGGCGGTCTCCGGCGTCGATGATTTCGTCATCGTGTCGCCAGCGATCGATGTCGCCAACGGCGCCGGGCAGCTGCCGACGGTCGGCACCATCACGTATACCTGACTATGCTAGCGCCAAATTACTCCGCTCCCGATTATCTATTCGCGCTGCAGGCGCTCCTTCCCCGTGGTCGCGTCTGGCCGCGGGATCCTGATGCTGTACAGACCAAGGTCCTGACTGGCCTGGTGCAGAACTATGTGCGCACGAACGCCAGCGCGAACCAGCTGCTGGTTGAGGCGCTTCCATCAACGACATTTCAGCTGCTTCCCGAGTGGGAGGCGACTATGGGCCTACCCGACCCATGCGCCGGCGTATCGCCCACGATTCAGGGGCGCCGGTCGCAAGTCGTCGCGCGCTTCACCGGCGTGGGCGGCCAGTCGGTCGCGTACATGGTCGCCTTCGCCAAAAGCTTGGGCTACGCCGTCACGGTGAAGCAGTACGCGCCGGCGCGCGTCGGGCAGAGCCGGGTTGGCCAGCGGCTGAACGGGCCCGCCTGGGCGCACGCTTGGTCAATTAACTCGGCGCTCAATACCGTCGTGCGTTCGCGAGTGGGTACCGCGGCCGCCGGCGAACCGCTCGCGTCGTGGAGCAACGCCGTGCTCGAGTGCGAGCTGAAATCGATCGCGCCGGCGCACACCACTTTGTTTTTCACTTATTCGTAAAGGATCACCATGTATCGAATTGACGATCCATCGGCAGCAACATCTTTGCCGGTGCCAGAAGTGGCCGGCGCCGAGGGTTTCTGGACTGAAGGAAATCCTGTCGCCGGTGTAGCTGCCACCCTCGAGCGCGCCTCCTGGTTCAATATGGTCCAAGAGGAGTTGCGCGCCATCGCCGTAACTGGCGGACAAACGCCTTCCAAAACCTCGTACAACCAGATACTACTGGCTTTGCAGGCCATGTTCGGTGCCGGGAGAGTGGGACATGCCTATACGGCTAACGACTGGGTTCCTCTGCCAGGGGGTCTAATTGTTCAGTGGGGGCAATTTTTGCAGTCGGATAATGGCACGCCTGTTGCATACAACGTTGTTGTTCCTATTGCTTTTCCCAATGGTGCCCTGCAGGCTTTTCTCACCCCGGGCAACGCTGTTCCAAACTCTGGTTGCGGGACTGTAGAATTTTTCTCGAAGACCGCATTGAGTGGTTTTACGAACGCGAATACTGCATCGCGTACCTGGCGCTTTCTTGTGATCGGCTATTAATATAATGATCCAATATTCACCCACCACACGCACTTTTTACCCGTCGACGCTTCAATATCCAGATTTGCCTCCCGACCTCATCATAGTTAGCAAAGCTGACTACGATGCAGCGCAAGGGCGGCCCGCCGACTGCACGTTCGATTTTGTGAATGGCGAACTTTTAATTACACCGCCAGATGAGCCGAGCCTCAATGAGGTGAAGGCATTCAAACTTGCGCAGCTTGCCGGCGATTTCGCTCAGCGCATGGGAGCGGTCAAGGCAGGGTATCCGGATGACGAAATTCAGAGCTGGTTTGACCAGAAAGGGGAGGCCGTTGCATATGCGACAGACAAAAACGCGGCCACGCCTCTGCTGTCCGCCATGGCCGCCGCGCGCGGCATCACGGTGGCCGACTTGGCGGCTCGCGTTATCGTCAATGCTGCGCAGTACGCTGCGGCAGCCGGAATGTTCATCGGAAAACGCCAGAAGTATGAAGATGCCGTGAACGCGGCCGTCGATGTTGCCGGCGTCGAGTCCGTGCTCTGGGTCGACTGAAATTCATCCGCTTCGACTGCAAGCCGCCTTCGGGCGGCTTTTCTTTTTCCGGCTGCCGTACCCAACACGAAGGAATCCATGTCCAGACCCATTCCAACTCGCCTCGGGGAAGACCCTGAGCGGGACATGATCGAAATGGTCAGCCATATGCGGAAGCTCGCGAGCGCTATTCATGCACTGAAAAGCGACGTGGCCGAAAACAGCACGCTCACTAAAGCAACGTTTGATCGGCAAATTGAATTCGAATCGAGGCAGACCGCGAAGCTCGACGAAATGGCGATGCAAAGCGCCGAAATGCTAGCGGTATTCAACGCAGGAAAAAAGGGCATCGGGTTCTTCCGGCGGCTCGGTCGCATGTTGTTCAGCTTGGCGAAATTGCTTGGGCGAACTCTCTATAGCCTGGCGCGCTGGGCCGGTCCGATTCTGGCCGTCGGCGGTGCTCTCTACGCGCTTTGGCATGGCGCTCCAACGAAAGGTTCGGAATGAAGCCGCAAGATTTTCTCGACATGATCGTTCCTCTGGCCCAGGCATGCCAGCGCGCCAGCGGCATCCCCGCCAGCTTCACCATCGCCCAGGCGGCGCTCGAGTCGTCCTGGGGTGAGCGGGCGCTGGGCTGCAACCTTTTTGGTGTGAAGGCCGACAGCGCCTGGCACGGCGCCACGGTCGACTTCAACACTCACGAAGTAGTGAAGGGCGTCTCGGTGCCGATGGTCTGCAAATTCCGTGCATACCGAACCTGGGGCGAGTGTTTGGCCGACCACGCGAATTTCTTCCGGACGAACCCACGATACTCCGCGTGCTTCAGGGAGACCACTGGCCCGGGCTGGGCGCGCGCCGTGGCTGCAGCAAAGTACGCCACGGATCCGCACTACGCCGATTCGCTGATTGCTGTCATGGCCGGGCGAAACCTGACCCGCTTCGATGTTTTGTCCAAAGCCTGACATGAAAACTTCCACCTGGATCAACCTCACGATCGGCACGGTGCTGTTCGGCACGTGGGTGGCGCTTGTCGTGTTGAAAATCGACGCTGCCCAGGACCTGATTTCGGCCATCAAACTCGCGCTCACCGGCCTTGGCGCATACCACCTCAACGATAGGAGCAATACCCCATGAAGCGTTTTTCCTTTGCAGTACTTGCCATCTTCGCAGCCTTTACCTTGACCGCCTGCGCTCCCATGCAGGCCGATAGCCCGGCCCAAACTCCAGCAAAAATCGCAGCGCAGTTCTGCCCGTCCGCCCTCATTGCCATCACCTCGCTCGAAGAGCTCGAAGGCATCAGCACTGCCGACACCCTGGCGCTGGTCAATGTCTCCAATATCGTGACTCCGGTGTGCACTGCAGTCGCGGACGGTGGCGTCGTGGCGGCAACTGACCTGAAGACATTCGCATCGGCGTACAGCCCAGTGTTCGTGTCGATCGTCAAAGCGTCGAGCATGGACCCGGACAAGAAGAACCGCATCCTGCTCGACCTGGCCGTGGCCCAGATTGCCATCGCCGCATTGCCTGATGTGACCGCGACCGGGCAATAGCGTGAGCCGGTTTCTCACCCGGTTGCGCATGGAGCTCATGTGCGGTGACGATGACATGCCGTTGTGCAATCGCGATGGCCGCCAGCTCTTCCAGCTGCTGACTAATTTCGTCTACCAGTCGGATGTGGCCGGCCTGATCACCGTCGGGGCGGGGTTCGTTACCGACCTTGCGTCTCTCCCGCAGGCCGTGCTGTCGATTTTCGGCGAGATCGCGCAGGAACCATCGATCCCGCATGATTTTGCCTACAGCACGGGCGCGATGCCGCGCGCGGTGGCCGATGCCATGCTGTACGAGGCGTGCATTCTCACCGGCGTGCCGGCATGGAAGGCAAAGCTGATCTATGCCGGCGTGCGGATCGGTGGCGGGTCGCATTGGGCACCTGCAGATATCCATTAATTAGTAAGTGCCTTCCGCTGCCGAGAAGTCCACCGAGCTTGCATTATTTATTGTGCATATAAAAAAATAAATTTCTCCTTTTCGAAATATCTTCCGTTGTTTAGTATGTGCCTATCGGCGCTGAAATTATAGGTTCCGGTAGTGTGAAGGTTGGCGGTGGTCATATTTTATTGACACCACTATCACCACTTGCGCATTCGAATCCTCCGTGCACTTTGCTTGTCTCGTAGGCATCGAACTGTTAAACGATGGATTAACTTTAAACCTATTTTCTATGACCTCTATCTCGAAATTTCGCATCGCCGTTTTGACCACCGCCGCAGCAATCTCCATGCTTTCGTTCAATGCAAATGCCGGCACCGCTTCTGGAAAACTCGGCTACATCACCAGTACTCGCAACACGCTATTCGCGTTTAACGTTGGCGCGATCGCGGACCGCCCGGCCTGCGCCGCCAGCAATGAATTTGCCATCGACAATAGCACCGCTGCGGGTAAAGCAATGATTGCGTCGATCCTCGCTGCACAAGCGCAAGGCTTGGTCATCAATGTATCCGGATCAGGCAACTGCGACGTTTGGGGGGATCGAGAGAGCGCTGGTTATGTTTCTATTTCGTTTCCTAACTAATTGAATTGGTTATTTTATGTAGCGTAAGTTAATCTGGTTCGACTGGCTGAACTATATCCACCCGTCGTGCCATTGCTTCGTCGTTCTTGAAAGAATGACGGAGTTGTTTTGACACGTCACCTGACGTCAAGTGCCCATTTAAAATGAGTCATCGCTAATTGGAAGCCTTAGTATCGCTTGCAGTTGCGGCTGTCGTACAAAATTTCGTGGCCGGTTAAAGCATCTTTCTAAAATACCTGGAAGCATCCCATGCGAATCTTTAAAAATTTTAACAGTGAAACTGTTCGATCGACAGTTAAGGTGCTTAGCGCTTTGCTTGGCTTGGTCGCGGCGAACTCAGTATATGCTAGGGACATGATTGTAGTGCCAACTAATCCTGTAGCGAAGTTAAACGCGGCCACCACCGTGGAGGTGAGATTTGATGGAAAAGTACTGGGCATGAGCAGAAATTACGTAGTCTGCGCTCCGAAAAATTGCACCATGTTGACTAAAGAAGTTAAGCTTTATGACGGCAGCCAATTACTTACCCCAACTTTTAACGGTCCTCTAACATGTGGTCCCGATGGATCAACTATTATCATAAGCGGCGTGCAATACGTTGGATGCGCTAATGCGGTTCTCAAAGTGACTATACCGGCAAAAAGTAAGGTTGGGAATTACACTTATACGGTCACGCATGATGATGATACTTACGGAAATAGCACTACTGTAACTTTTGTCGTATCGGTCAGAGCGGGCGCCACAAGTTCGACTATTCTTCCGTTATTGCTAGATTAAGGAATGGAACAACGCCAAAGTTTTCCCAGCTTGGTGTTCATGCTGTTCGAGCCAATCCCCACCGAAAACCGAGACATCGTCAACATCACGCTGGGTGTGCTGGGTGTGCTGGGTGTGCTGGGCAGCACCTTCTGCGGCATTGTGGCGTACTAGTACGGCAGCATGAAGGGGAGTGTGGCAAAGAGCGCACTGTTGGCGCAGGTCCCGCCGCCAACTTTCTGACTGGCACCTCCCTAAATTGCATGTGAACGCCAAAATCTTCAAATCGCCAAATTTAGCCGTTGTAATTTGCACACTTAGGCGGCGCCATGCCGCAGCGACGTTGCAATAAAGATAATATGTCATGACGATGTATTCACTGGCGTCCAGTCATGATTTGGCTATTTGTAACGCTTGCTTCTCTTGCGCTCGGATTTCTATCCTGGAAATCGTATTGGCTTCCCGTTCATGTCCTTGCCCGACAGGCCGAGACCTTTGGCTGGGTTCCGATAGGAACGGAAAATAACGAAGCAGACTGTTTTGACATGTTGTATGCACGCGGCAACTGGTTGGTCCGGCTACAACGTCAGAATGGGGCTCTCGAGATAGTGACGCCAGCGGTCGAGTTTCAATTCAAGAATTTTCTCGAGATAGGACAATGGATATCTGAGCAGGAGCGACCCGGGCAGCCGGATAATCACTGAGAGTGCACTCTACCGCGACAACTCCCGGCGCCGATAGCAGCGTCAGGCTGGCACATTTGCCGCCTCCCGCGTCGCGATTCAATGCGTACTTCTCACTTCACTGCCCAGCATCAGTAACGCGGATCTCAGCCTTTCAATGTCGGCGCTCAAATCGACGACGTATCCGGAATTATCCACTTCCAGTTTACCTGCATGAACCAACAGCATGGTCGCCAAGGCACGCCGTAAGGTGGCCAGCATCAACGCGTCTCTATAGGTTTGCTGCATGTCTTTCTCCTCGGTAGTCTTTCCCGACATCCAGTAGCTTGCAACTGTTGACCTATCCGGTTAATTGTAGGTGCATGCCTCCCAATTGTCTAATCTTCAGAGTGCCCGAGGAGGATCAGTGCACCTGTCAAAAGCTCGATTTCGGCGCAGAGATCGGCTGCCGCTCCCAGCGAGTTTAGTAGCCTGATCGACGCAAGCGCCTCCCGTACAGCGGAAATGACCGAAACGTCTCGTTCTGCCTGGCGAATCAGCGCCTCTACCCTATCCATGTTGCCTCCGATGTTGATTACAGAGTACGGGGGCTACTATTCCGCGCTTTGATCTCGATCAATCCTTTGAGCAATAAAGTCCAAATCTGTGTACTGGACCGAGCGTCGTATTGCGGAAAATGTACTTGCGCTATTCGAGCGATAGCTCATCCGGTCGCCGTAGTGTTATCTTCTGTCATGAGAAAAAATGTCAGCGCCACGGCAGCTATCATTCCGGCAGCGATTTATCTGCGCATGTCGACGGAGAGCCAGAACTATTCGACGGACCATCAGCGCGCCGCGATTACCCAATACGCGAGCGTGAACGGGATGGCGATCGTTCGAGAATATGCCGACAAAGGTAAAAGCGGCCTGGACATCAAGCGCCGGGCTGGCCTGCGCCAGTTGATCAGTGACGTGCAGGCCGGTGATGCGGCATTCAAGGTGATCATTGTGTACGACGTGAGCCGGTGGGGGCGCTTCCAGGATGTCGATGAAGCCGCCTATCATGAGCACACCTGCCGCCGCGCCGGGATCGCCGTCGCGTACTGCGCCGAGACCTTTCAGGACGACGGCAGTGCCATGGGATCGCTTTTGAAAGGCATAAAGCGAGTAATGGCGGCCGAATATAGCCGCGAGCTGTCGGGCAAAGTTTTCGGTGCCCAGTGCCGCTTTATCGCCATGGGATACAAACAGGGTGGGCATGCCGGCTACGGCCTGCGCCGGATTTCACTCGCTGCCGACGGTACGCCGCGGCGCGCACTGAGCTATGGCGAGGCCAAAGGGACGATCACCGATCGCGTCGTGCTGAGCCTGGGACCTGCCCACGAAATCGCCATAGTCCGGCGCATGTACCGGCTTTACACCGAGGAACGCGCCAGCGAGCCCGCAATTGCGAGGTTGTTGAACTCCGAGGGAATCGAAAGTGAGTTCGGCCGGCCATGGACGCAATGCATGGTGAAATCCGTCCTCACGAACGTAAAGTACATCGGCACGCTTGTTTATAACCGTCGATCAGGAAAATTGTCCAACAGGCGCGAGCACAACGATGTAGCGGATTGGGTAATCAACGACGGCGCGATACCTCGTCTTCTTCCGCAGGCGTTGTTCAAAAAGGCTCAGGTCGAGCGGGCAAGACGAACCAGGAGATTTGCGCCAGACGAACTTTTGGATTTGCTCCGCGACTGCTACAAGCGGCACGGCAAGATTACGGCGCCGATCATAGCGGCCGACATCCTGATGCCTGACCCGCAGCTCTTCGCCCGAGCATTTGGGTCGCTGGTGACCGCTTATCGTTTGGCCGGGCTACCTAATAATGCAGTGCACGACTTCGTCGAAAGGAAGCGCACATTGCTGGGCATGCGCAAAGCTCTATTCGATGATGTGCACGCGATGGCAAGCCGGGAGTGTGGTTCCGTCGAAATCGCAGGTTCACCGTACACGCTAATTATCAACGGCGAGATCACGGTGCGCGTCGATGTCGTTCCGTATCGCCAGCCTGTCCGAGGATCGCCAAACTGGAAGGTTCCGCTACGCGACGGCGTGAACTTCGTCGTGGTTGCGCGCCACGATCCTGCCACGGGCAATTTGCTCGACTTCTTCCTGCTCCCCGATAGTGAGTTTGCCGGGTACCCGATTTACATCAAGGCCTGCAATCTATCGCAATTCGACAGCATGCGGCACGCTTCCGTAAGCACTATGCGCTTCGGCGCCACAGCCTAAACGGTACGCAAGGAGGCACTCATCGCCGCCGCGTCGTGGCAGGGATACGCGACGAAGCTGGAGGTAGTGGTGGCCGGCTGCGGATTAAGCGGCGCGCTGACGAAACGGGAATCTGGTTGATTTTTTCACCCTGTTGCTTGCATAAGCGCGCACGGGGGAATCGAAATACGTAAGCATCAACCAGGCAAAAAGAACGGAAAATACGATCCCGCTAGTTGTAGCGAGAACGGCGCCGAATCTCGGCAGTAGCACATATGAGCACGCCTGAAGTACTGGCCAATGCAGAATATAGACGGGATACGAAATCTTCCCAAGTATGTCCATTAGTTTCGTAGGGCCGCCCGCGCTATTCGCGCCGCTCAGTAGCAGCACCGGAAGGATAATGACAACAACAGCTACATCTACTAGCGACGGTGCAGCGGCCGGGATCGCGCAAATTGCCATCATCGCCGCCGAGATCACTCCGAATGAAAGTTGCGGCCCTTTGATTCTGTGGTCGCGACGCAGGCGGAAAAGGAGAACACCAAGTAAAAACGTTCCGACAGCGCCGAAAATTTGAAGGGAAAACGGAACATGGTTAGTGCCGAAGCGAAAACTTACGCAGGCGTAAACCACAAGACATAAGGCCGTCGCGGCGCTGAGAACCGTTAGCGAAAGTCTAGGCACAAAAAGACCAAATACGACGTACGCAACGAGCTCAAAAAAGAGTGACCATTGGGGCGGATTTACGGGGAAAACGCCCGGACCATAGGCTGCGGGCAGCGAGGGAAGGCATAAACCCGACATGACGACCGCTAGAGGCGCGTATGCATCGACCAAGAAGTGTCGGTTCGACAGCGTGAGAACAATAGCCGCAGCAATCGTTCCCGCAAGGAGTAAGGGATAGAGCCTCACGATGCGAAGAGCATAGAATCGCATTAAACTAAAGCCGTTCAGCAGCCGTTTTTCGTACGCAAAGGCAACAACGAAGCCGCTCAACATGAAGAAGAAATTGACAGCCAAGTATTTGCGATCAAAGAGTGGCGTTCCGACGTTAATCGCGCAAGCATGAGCTGATAATACTACTAATGCAGCAACGCCGCGGAGTCCATCCAGCGTTCCGAAATGCGTACGTTGCGGACTGTCACGTGTGTCGCGTGTGTTGCCTATCTGCATACTTCCTCCCAAGGGCAGAAGTATATTCAAAATTTATTGCACCGGGTAAATATGCACTACGCATGTGCGTATTAGCAACACTAAAAATGGCAGGTTCAGGATACGAAACCGTTATACATGACACATGAAAGTCCAAGTCAAACCCCTGCGCCAGCGCGGCGCCCGCATCAGCGACCAGCAAATCCAGTCCTTGAACCAGCAGAAGGCGTGCTGAAACTGTACGGCATCGGCACGACGCTACAGATCACCCTGAGCGCGCACGACGATCAGCAGGACAAGCCGCTGCTGCCGGACCTGTACGATGCCAGGCTGGTGACGATGCATGGCAATGGCATGCTGTTCATCGGGCTTGAGCTACGGCCTATCCGCTGGCTGCTCAGTACGCCCAGGAGTGGTCGGTCAAGATCGTGTCGCTGTAACGGTGGCGTGGCGTCGCCAGCACGCGCCCGGCAGTCTCCAAGCTTACGACGATGGTTCGATTCCCTTCACCCGCTCCAGTGCTAAACTTCAAAATAGTCCTGTTCTTCGCTCCACAAAATCCGACGCGGGTTGCAAAATTGGTTAGATCAAGTACACTCGGCAAATCCGTGAGGAGTATCAATCTCCTTGGGTCGTGACTCTCTATGCTATGTCGCTAGGTAAGTTAAATCTTGGGAAATTTATGAAATCGACGTGGCAGGCTGATGGCTTGGTGAGGGTGGAGTCTGACAACGTTGACCGGTACAAACGTAACTTTCTTCAACAAGTAGTTTGCGAATTTCGATTTCCTATTCTAATGGAGCTTGGAGATCCGAAACCACCGGTTCAATTCGTCAATGCTCTTCGTAAAGACTACCCTATCTTGGAAATGGGTAATGAAGTGACGTTGGGAATCGGCGGCGGCGCCACTGGATCAAATCACGTTCACACGATGAGATCCGCGAAGAAGACTTCATCGGTTTCAATAAAGCAAAGTTCTTTAAGCATTGAAACATCTAGCTACAAAGAATTTGCTGATATGAAAAAGCAAATTATGCGGGTGGCCAAAGCAGCAATTCCCGTGATCGATAGTAACTTTTTTACTAGAATTGGTTTGCGATACATTAATGTAATAGATTGCGAAGATGACCCCGTGCGAGGTTGGATAAATCCAGCGCTTGTAGCGCCATTGCAGGCTTCGGCGTTCTTCGGCATAAATGAATACGCCGGAAAAGTTTCTTTGCTTACGGAAGACGGCGGGTGCTTGTTGCAACATGGCCTTAAGTTCAAGCCTAACGACGGTGAGGGCGATATCATACCGCAGTATTTTATCGATATCGATACTTTTCGCAATGAAGTTGAATTAGATGATGTTGAGCATGCACTAGCGGCAATGCATCAGCAGGCTTTTAATATCTTTGACTGGTCGATTGGCGATCTGGCTCGAGATCATTTGGTAGCCGAAAACCTTACAAAAAAACAAAGGAGGTGAAATTATGGATTACTGTGTTTCCCCCGCAGACTTCCCAACAAGTTTTATAAATACGGCAATTTACGCTCCGTTTCAACCTGATCGCCCAAGAATTTCATCACCAGAGCGCGTGGAAAGTCCTACAACTGCAAAAAAGGGTGTGGATTTTTTTGATGCTGATAATAGCTCAACTTCATTATCGCCGGGGTTAGGGCAATATAATACGCAATTCTTTCAAAATGGCACTCCAGATGCTGATCGCTCATCTGAAAGGATCTTGCCACCAATCTCTTCCGCCGCTCAGAATGGCGTTACTGAGGAGATAGATAAGATTGCAAAGCAACGTGTGCGTCTTATGGCTTCCAGGTATGCCGGAAACGCAGACTCATTCGAGATGGTTGCCCGCCTAGAGATTTTGAATGCACGGATGTTAACCCGTTTACCTAGGGTTACGAATGATCAAGTTGATGCGCTTGAGGCGATAGGAAATCAGTTGGCGGAAGCGAGAGCTGAGCGAGAAGAAAGAATGAGACGACGTGGAGTAGCATAGAGCGGATGAGTTTATTTATATATCCAAAGCTTAAACACGTCAGAACTGAGACACCACGTTTGTTTAGGCGGTATCGAAGCTACAAGCGATTTTTGCAAACTGAGTTCCATCGGCTTTGTGTATATTGCCGTCAGCCGGATTCCAGTGCTCCCAACTTGAATTTCGGCGCTGACCACTATCGACCAAAGGGTATTCCAAGGTTTGCGCCTCTTATCTGCGCCTATAGCAATCTGTACTATTGCTGCGGGAATTGCAATAGTAGGAAGAACGATTATTGGCCTTTTGATGAAAAAGCTGGGCCATACATCGTAAATCCCTGTGATTATGAGATGGCGGCGCATTTAAAGTTTAATTCCACAACGGGAAAAGTTGATACGAAGTCGACGCATGGCAAATATACAGAGGAGCTTTTGCAATTAAATGAGCCAGCTCTAGTCAAGTTTCGCCTGAGTGCGCTCTCGATGGAGTCTATGGTGCGCAAGGAAATTGCCTCGCAGTCGAAGGAGCTAACTTCTCTGGCTGACGACCTAAGGCTGGGGATCATTGATCATGCTGAATATCAACGTGATTTTTCCAAAACTAGTGCGCGCATAGATAGTCTTAACTACTCTTTGCAGAGCATCAACGGAGAGTTGCCACTACCTCTCATTAAAAAAATTAAGGCCAAGGTTACGATATGCTAAGGCTTCTATTTGGTTGGTGCGACAATTTTCCCCCGTCTTAAATAGTGCCGCTGCGTCGTCTTCACGCTGTCATGCCCCAAGAGATCGCTGGCCGCCTGGTCGCCGCGGTCATCCGAAGTGTCATCCGCCGCCTTCGCGCGCAGATCGTAAAACCAAAATGCCTTGATGTCGGCCGACCGGCTCGGATTTTTCTCCGCAGCTTTTGCGCGCGCGCCATCGAAATGCCGGCGCAACGAGGACGCTGACAAGCGCTTGCCGTGCTCGTTCACCAGCAGCGCCGCCGTTCTCACCTTGTGACTCGCCTTGCGTTCTTCAATTCGGGTCAGTAGCTCAGCCAATTTCCCGACGATCTGGATCCGCAATGGCTGTTTCGTTTTCTCCTGGGTCACGATCAGGTGGCCGTCGATGATGTCGTGCTCGGTCATGCTAAGCGCGTCAGCCGGCCGCTGACCAGTCAGGTAGGCGAGGTCCATCGCGTCGCGCAGCACGTCGCTAGCGTGCGCGTAGACGAGCGCAAACACCTCGTCGGTGATGTAGACGGTCCGCTTGCCGAGCGTGTGACCCTTGATGCCTTCGCATGGATTCGGCAGGTCGGTATAGCCCCACCCGCGCGCTTTGTTCCACATGACCGAGAAAACGCGCTTGCACCGGTTCGCGGTAGTCGGCTTGTCGGCGTGGCCGTCAAGGAATTTGCGAATATGCATGGGCTTGATCTTGCTCAGTGGTGCTTCCGAGAACGACGTCAATAGGTGCTTGATGTCGGACTGGAACATGCGTGCCGAACTGGCCGCCAGCTTCGGCAGCGCTTCCACGATGTACTTCTTGTGCACGTCGCCAAATGTGGCGCCGTCCTTCACGCTCGGGTCTTTGTTGAGTTCAGCGTACTTCTTCAGCGCCAGGATGAAATCCGGGCCGAGCGCGATCTCCTTTCGGGGCGCGTCCTTGGTGTGCAGATAGTAATAAACCTTGCCGCTACGCTGAGTGCGGGGGTGCATCAGCGGCGGCATGTTAAGGTTTTTTGTGTTTTTTCGGCCCATTGCTTATCTCCGGCATTACCCATTCTTCCTCGCGCGGTTCCTCGCGGCGGCCTTCGACGGCAGCGACTGTCACAATAGGCTGCCCAATCGGGTTGACCCAAAACGGCAGCTGCATGCTCAGCAGCGCCTCGATCTGCATCGATTTCCTCTTGCGCCCCGTAAGAATTTGAACTTCTTCTTCGGTCAAAAACATGTTCGACATATGACTCCTCGTGGATTACTCTAGGCTGAGCCGTCACCGCGATTGGCCTTTAACTCATCGAGATAGTCCGCCCACTGTTGCATCATCTTCCGGCGCTCCGGCAAGTGAGCGGTCCGGTTATATGCTCGACCGTTCGGGTCTTTGACTGCATGCGCGAGCTGGTGCTCGATCAGGTCGACGCGCACGCCAAGCTCCTCGTCCAAAATCGTACGCGCCATCGCCCTAAAGCCATGCCCACTCATCACCTCCTTCCCGATACCCATACTCCGCATCGCCGCCAGAATCGCGTTGTCGCTCATAGGGCGCGTGGTGGTCCGCCCACCTGGGAATACGTACGTCCCATCGCCAGTCAGCGCCCGAAGCTCCGTCAGGATCGTGACGGCCTGCGTAGACAGTGGCACAATGTGATCTGTGGACGTTTTCGTCACAGCAAACCGCCACTCAGCCGCGCCTAAATCGATATCGTTCCATGCGGCCTTGCGCAGTTCACCTGGCCGAACAAAAACTAGGGGCGCAAGTCGCAGCGCGCATATCACGGGAAACGTGCCGGCGTATCCGTCGAACGCACGAAGTAGGGCGCCTACTTTGCTCGGGTCGGTCACCGCCGCGAAGTGTGTTGCCTGCGGTGGGGCGAGTGCGCCGCGTAAGTCTCCGGAGGGGTCGCGACTGGCGCGGCTAGTCGCTACGGCGTATCGGAACACTTGCCCGCAGTTGCTCAATGCTCGATGCGCAGTTTCGATCGCTCCTCGGCTTTCAATTCGCTGGATTACCTCGAGAAGTTCAGGTGCCAGGATTTCGCCGACCGGCCGTGTGCCGATCCAAGGGAAGATGTCTCGCTCGAGCCGGCGAATAATCCGTTCTCCGTGAGAGGGCACCCAGCCGGCGGAAAATTTCTGGTACCACTCACGCGCAACTACCTCGAAGCTGTTTGTCGCGGCGGAGCTTTTGGCGGCCTTCACGGCCTTTTTGTTCGCGCCGGGGTCGATCCCATCCGCCAAAAGCTTACGCGCACCTTCGCGACGATCTCGCGCGCCCTTGAGACTTACATCTGGGTATCCACCCAACGCCAAGAGTTTCTCTTTCGCCTCGAACCGATATTTGAATCGCCACAGCTTTCCGCCGGCAGGGGTGACGAGCAAAAACAGGCCCCGCTCATCAAAAAGTTTCGCCGGCTTAGGCCCGGGCTTTGCGTTTCGAACAGATGTATCAGTGAGGGGCATGGGGGTATATAGTCGTCCAACCCTAGCGATACCCCCGCGGATACCCCAACCAGAATCGGACTGTAGTTGCGTGATATTAACGCTAGTTGGGCGATCCCCATAGTAAAAAACCC